CTGCACAGTAAAAAATATTTTCTGCTACAACTTCTGTTGCCATTCCTTTAAATACTAGCTGACCGTTCATCTTCTGAACAGACAAGATGTTGCATAGCTCATTTGCTGGTGAGTCAACTACTGACAACTCCATCAATGAGTATTCTTTAATAAAGCGAACTGTTTTACCAGTTGACTTGTTAACTTCGTTTTCTGAATCTACAATCTTTCCGCCGATTGAGAATCCTGCTAGAGTTCCATCAAGAATCTTTTCCCAAGTATCTTGTGCACCCTTTGAGATGTATGCATCTACATAAACGCCATTATAAAATTCTTTTGTTGCTGGATCATAAAATGTTTCTGGTCTAAATGAAACCATCTTACCAACTGCATTTGATCCATGCATTTCACGAATGTTGCCACGGAAGCTTTCAAATGCCTTTAGGCTTGCTTCTGCTGAAACAACATCGCCTGTTTGATCTAAGTTATCTAGTGTCGCAAAACCAGAAACGGTGCGCTTTTCACGATTAACTTTTGTGAATGGCACAGATAAACTGATGTTATCGCCATGTGAAGACCATAAAGATTTTTCAATGTTCATATGCTTTATTTTATAGTGTTATTCACTATAACGCAAATAATGGTTGAGTAGGGCTAGTTGACTTGTCGTCCGTCGCCCTGAGCATTTCTGCCCTCCCCAGAAATATCTGGTGAATTTGCAGACCTTTCAGAATCTCTAGTTCTAGTTTGACCAGCCTGGGCCCTAACTTCTGCCTGGGCCTGTGGCTTTAATTCTACAACTTTATCTCCACCATCTAGTGGGATCATGCCCATTCTAATTCTAACTTCATTAGGGGTAATTACCTGCATTCTCAAATATCTCTCATCGATCTTAGACTGGGTGTCCTCATCGGTTAGAGTCAATTCATTGAATTTAAGTAATAGGGCATCTGTCATTTCCTGAATAATCTTATTTAATTTCTTTTCTAAATTCATTTGAGCTGGACGACATACCTGCTCTCTAAATGTCTTATCGGCATCTCTTGCTACCGCCAAGTTAACTCCTTCTGGAGTTCCAATTTTATTAATTGGGACACGGTGAGATAATAGAATTTCATCTCTATTAGATTTACGATACACGTTAAATGATGACTCTTGAGTTCCTGCCTCGATAGGCTCCATCTTAAATTCAACCTTTGAATCTGGTGAATCTGGTGGAAGTGGAATATATAGAGATCTATGATTCTTGCCTCTTAGACCTACTTGGAAAAATTCAAGGAGCTTACGCTCTGATTCTGTAGATAGCTTAGCACCCTTTACAGTGATAATATATCTTGGAACCGCCTTATTCTCAAAGTAGTCAAGGTTATACTTGCCAGCGAATTCGTTTCCTGCCATCGCATTCTGTGATGCAATGATATCTGGAATACCGTAATAGTTATTTGTTGGGGTATACTTCTTTAAATGAATAATCTCATTTGGTCTTTCTAGTCCGCCATCAATCGGATTTGGTGTTGACTGGTCTCCGAAGTTGCGGAAGTATACGGCCTTGCCGTAAAGCAACTGGATGAAACCGTCACGTAGGCGACGCACACGCATTGTCTTTGCTGGGATATGACCGATATATCCAATCTTGCCTGCAGAAGTTCTGCCGATTTCAATATATCCGTTACCTGTTGCCTCAACATCTGTATAGGCTTTAATTAAAGTTTCAGTAAATGTTTCTTCTTCATTGCACTCTTCTAGCCAATCATAAAGATCTTGACGAAGACGATTTAGTTTACGACGAGCACGTTCTAGCGCTTTGTCATCTGTAATGTTATCAAATGCTTCTTGTGTTTTTCTTGTCTCAATAAAATCATGACCTAGGCCAACGATATTAGAAACCTTGGCATTAATTGCTGCATAGTTGTATGGCGAAATTTCATAAATCTGTGAAAGGTAGTCTAAGTTATATGGTGGCTCAATAAGGTCAAACATTGCATAACCAGTGATAGCTTGTGCAAGAAGGTTCTGTTGTGTTTCTGTTCCTTCAATTCCTTGGAAACGCTTTTGCAAATCTCTATTCATCTTACGACGGAATGAAGCACCTAATCCAGATACCTTTGTTAAATCTTCGCCTTCAATTTTAAATGGGTCAGTGCTCTTTGACTCTACTGGAGTATTAAATCTCATCCAGTCTGCAACGTTAGAGATTGATACTTCTTCTCCGCCTTCATCATCAATAAATTTTACGCTCATCTTGTTCCCCCATTTTTAATGGCCTTCATCTGGTCCTTATATTCACCAATATCAAGCGGGTCTGGTGTAAGTCCCCACTTTAATCTTTGCTGTTGTTCTTCGTATTCTTCGTCGTTGATCTTTCGCTTACCCATAAGAAATTTAGGCCCGCCCTCATATATACCGTATGTGCGAACTTCTCTAGCCAAAGCATCGATTCTGGATCTATTGCCTTTTTTGGACGTGACTGAAAGAAAATTCCCATCGTCGTCTCCTATCCAGCGTCCGTCTGGCATCTCCCAGACATAGATTCCGAGAGTTGTCTCGTCTTCATTAAATTTAGCGCCTACTCTTTTGATATCCATAGAGTTTTATTTTACCATTCTTTACTATCTAAGTCCAGCTTTTTGTCAAGGTAAGTGACAAATTTAGATACTTTGTACCACTACCCAGTCATTATCATAATATACTGGAGTTAATTCTGTCATGTCTATGACTGGATCTGTGACTGAATTGGAGGGTCTTCCACAATATAGGTTGAAATGGGTATTTACATCAGACTGCGTAAAGGTCCTTTCATATAAAGCTATGTTGTTATATAGGGCATTTACTGCTCCATATAATGAATAATTAAATGTAATGTCATCTGAAATTGCTGAATTGTAGATAATTACGACATGATGTAATTCACCTACTGTAAATACATTTGCAATGTCTGTCTGATTAGTTTTATCTACATTATTTACATAGATCTTGCTTATATTGGTTTTAGAGACTGTTCCACTGTTCCGCCACGAATAGTTCGAGGCAGAGTATACAGTGTCCGCTATGGAGCTCACAAGGCCGCTATCGGTCAATGTAGAAGGAGTGTAGAAGAACTCTAATGTCTTAATTAATCTGCTTGTATTTAATTTAAATCCAGTATCTGTTTTAACCCTAATTCCATTATTATAATGCTTTGAAAGAGGAGAATAATTTAAAGACCCTACAGCAAATTGATCATCTGACTCAATATAGCTATTAAAATTATCAGCATATATTCTTGCTTGGCTATAGAATCTAATTGAGAAATATGAAAGTCTTGGCAGGAATTTGCTAGCATCTGTAGTACTCATAGTAATTCTAATATATAGAAGTCCGCTTGTACTAAAGCTTCCCTTTTTATATTGAGGAATTGATTCACCATTTGCACAAGATGTATAGGTTGTTCCGTCAATACTTGTTTGTACTGTTATTCCTAATTCGTTCCGCCACTCAATTTTAGAATCTATAAAACCAGATTCTGTTGGAATAAATAAAAAGTCATTTATTACAAACGATTTAGATTCTGCGGTAGTAGTTGGAATAAATCCAATATATTTACCCTTATCGTCATAATAAGTATTCGAATCTACAAAGTCATCCCACTGAGCATCTACGCCATAGGTATAATCAAAGTCTATCTTCTTTCCTCTATCTGAGCAGGAGAATAGAATTCCATCTTCTGGATTCACAACATGTATTGGCTGTATGTAATAACTAGCATCATTATAATGTCTAACAATTGCTGCCTCATTTAATCCATATCTGTATACCGCTGGGGCATCTACTATAAAAGAATCTGATGAATTAGATGTAGGTCCTATTTGTAGGTCAAGGGTTGTGTTGGTAAATTTAAAGTCGGCATCTATGCTTTTTGTAGCAACCTGAGTTCCATCAATATATAAAGAAATAGAATTTACTGAATATACTCCTACTAGGTGTATTGATTTTTTAGTATATGTTAGAGCCCACCGAATTTGTTCAGCATCTGAAACTTTAAATATAATGTCGCCTTTTTCCCAATATAAACCTATATCATCTGTAGAGTCTGCAAATATAATTGTTTCTGAAGATGATTGAATTGACGGATTAATCCATACCTCTAATGTAAAATCATTATCTGATGAATATTTATTTGCAAGGCCGTTTGAGACGGTTGAGCCATAGAAGTCTTTTGATGTTGGTAATGTTATATATGCTGTATTTGTTATTCGTGTTCCAGATATCCCGCCAGAGACTAAAGGCAACATATTAGATGCAGGAGATCCTACATATGTAGCATTATTTCCACATCCTGAAATATCAGAAGCTGTTGTTCCAGATGATTCATCTAGTGGCCAAAATCCGATTGGATAATCTTTAATTACTTTAAGTTGATAAGACATAGGCTAACCGCCAACTGCTGCTTTTGTATAACGAACAACTACAATTCCAGAACCGCCTGCACCACCAGTGCTAGCACTATGGCATGCTCCTCCACCACCAGAGCCAGTATTTGCTCCAGCATCACCACCAGTGTTTCCTGTACTTACGCCACCTGTGTTTACAGCAGTACCACTTAAACCAGAATTGTAAGCACTTCCTCCACCTGTTCCAGCAGCGGAACCGTTAGAGCCTCCGCCTCCGCCACCGCCAATGCCTCCATTACCAGCTCTAGTTGATCCAGCCACATAAATTCCTCCGCCGCCTCCTGCTGCCCAATAATAGTTTGTTCCAAGTATTGCGTTTAGAGTTCCTGCTCCGCCATCTCCAGCTCTATTATTAGAATTTGAAACATCTTCTCCTTGTGCGGAAGAACCTCCTCCCCCAGCTCCTGGATAATTTGGTCCTCCTCTTCCAGAAACTCCACCATCGTAACCCTGTCCAGATGTACCAGATGCTCTTGTTACAGAAGCGGTATAGCCAGTTGATCCTCCACCAGATCCTCCAGAAAGTCCATTGAATTCAGATCCTGGTTCTCCTGAACCACCAGCTCCTCCTCCTATGCAAGTAAATATACTTCCTAGAGAGGTGTTGGTTCCATTAGATCCTCTTCCTCCAGTCTGAGATCCTTGTACTCTTGCGCCGCCAGCGCCAATTGTTACCGAATGAGATGCTGCTGGAATAGAATAAGAAGTGTATGCCTTGTAGCCTCCAGCTCCGCCTCCACCAGCAAGGTTTCCTCCTCCTGGACCACCTCCAGCAACAATCAATAGATCAGCTGTTAAAGATGCATTAGAAACTGCTAATGTTCCGCTTCCAGTAAAAGCTCTGTAATAATAAGTTGAGTCAGATGTTAGAGTTCCACCAGTAACTACTGGTGCTAAACATGTTATACTAAACGATCTTGTTTGGCTCGGATTGTTCCCATCAGATACTGATACCGTAAATGATGATGTGCCACTAGTTGCAACAATTGTTCCAGAAATTAAACCTGCTGAAGATAGCGACAAACCTCCAGGAAGAGATCCTGAAGAAACGGTATATGTTAATGAGTTAGATTCATCATCTGTTACAGATAACTGTAAGCTTACTGAGCTTCCAGAATTAAATGTTCCAAGGGAGCCTGCTGATGTTGACCACACTGGATTATCATTAATATAGAACGCATCTGGAAGTAATCCAAACAGGTTTGATGGATTTATAACTTTAATATCATATGGTTCATACGCAACTGATAAATTTGAAAATGTAACAGTTAATTGAACTAAAGAATTATAAGTAGTTGATGCTGCTTCGTATTCAACACCATTTGTTCCAACAGCATATGCGATAGCTCCAGATACAAAATTTGTTCCAGAAACTGTGAATGTGCCAGATCCAGCAGACTCATTATAAGTGCCTGTTGCGCTGGCTACGCCAGGAGTTTCCTGCACAATATTTTGCCAACCTGTAGCAGATGTATATAATTCTAATCTTCCAATATCGCCATTAAAGTATGGCTGACCATTAGCTGGATTTGCAGGACGACCTGAAGTACCTCCAAAAGGAATACCTAAATTTGATGACTTTCTAATAGCCATTAGTCGAACCTCCACCCAAGCGTTGAGCCTGTATAAGTAAATATTGAGCCTGATTGATCTACGTCAATTATAGCATTAACTGTTTGACCGTTAATCTTACTGCCGTTTCTTGCTACTGTAATATTATTTGTTGCCGCCGTCCCTGATGCATCATATATTGCAATGGTATCTCCTAGGGCAGGGCTGGCAGGAAGAGTTAAAGTTCTTGCCGCTGAAGTATCTACAAAGTAATTATAATTTGCAGCCATAGTAATATTAGATGATACTGCAGATGATGTAGGACCAGTAGGAATTGTTGCGCTTGCGCCAAGATTTATCTGTTCACCATTAATGGTTATATAACTATACGGGAAAGCGGCACCGACTGATTGCCATTGTGTTCCATCCCATACTCTGATTAATTTAGCCATTATACTGGGTACCTCACAATTACAATTCCTGAAGCACCAGATCCAGCATTTCCTCCACCGCCACCACCTGTATTTGTAGTTCCGTTAACACCAGCTGCTCCTCCGCCGCCATAACCACCTCTTCCTGTAGATGCACCACATCCACCTCCAGCATAATAATAAGTTCCTGAAACATTTTCTCCTGTACTAGTAGCGACTCCCCAAGCTGAAAAATCTGATTTGCCGTCTCCACCGTCTGCAGTAGATCCAGTTACGCCTGCTGTTCCAGCACCGCCACCTCCGCCATGATCTGAACCATTTCCTCCGCCTGAATTTCCGTAACCTATCGCTCCACCAGTATTTCCTTGATTTGAAACATTTGAACCATATCCATTAATTGAGCTTCCTCCACCTGAACCACCTGCCCTTGCAGTTCCACTGTTAGCTCCTGCTGCCCCACCACCACCACCGTTTGAAACTATATCTGAAAATGATGAATTTACTCCATTATCTCCAAGTCTGTAACCTCCAGAAACTCCTGGCGCTCCTCCACCTATAGTAACTGTATAATTACCTGTAGATAAAGACTTAGCAGAATGATAAGATAATCCTCCAGCTCCGCCTCCGCCGCCATGACCATCTCCTGCTGCTCCTCCTCCTGCAACCACTAACACTTCTACTGAAGAAGAGCCTGTGGCAGAAAAAGTTCCACTGCCAGTAAATGTATGGTATTTATAACCGCCAGATGTAACTGTTGTTCCCCCAGTAGCTGTGAATGAAACTGGTGTAACGGAACTACTTGCAGAACTTGCTGCAGATGATCCGTTACTGTTTGTTGCAACTGCTGTAAATGTATAAGATGTGCCGTTTGTCAGACCCGTTACAACAATTGGTGATGATGAACCAGACGCTGTTATGTTTCCAGGACTTGATGTAACTGTATATCCCGTAATGCTTGATCCGCCAGTAGCATTTGCGGAAAATGCAACAGAAGCCTGTGCATTTCCTCCCGTTACAGATGTAATGCTTGGAGCCTGTGGCACAGTTGTTGCAGTAACGCCTGTTGAGGCGGAACTTGCAGATGCAGTGCCATAATTATTTGATGCAACTACAGTATATGTATACTGTGTTGAAGATTGTAAACCTGTTACTACAACTGGAGAACTTGAACCACTTGCTGTAAATGAGCCAGGAGATGATGTAACTGTATATGTTTTACCAAGGATAGTTCCTGGAGTAAATGCTACTGAAGCCGATCCATTATTGTATGCCCGTGAAGTTCCGACATTTGTCGCAACAACTGAAGTTACTGTTGATGCAGTTCCGCCAACTGGTGACCATCCTGTAGATTCATAAATTTCAACAAAGCCTGTTTCTGTATTAACATAAATGTCTCCTACTGTTGGAGAAGCTGGGCGGGAAGCAGTATTACCTCTTCCATATCCTGGAGGTAAAGCATTAATAGCAGTTGTTATTGCTGCCGCCGTTTCAATATCAGTTGAAAGAACATTTGCAGCTGTTAGTATATTTGCTATATCTCTGATTCTGCTCATGAGAAGGTAATACTTCCTGTTCCTGTAAATTTGTAAATGTGATAAGATCCTGAAGTTGTGTAGGTTGGCGAACCAGTTGTTGATGCTGCTTGTTGTAGAACCCGAAGAATTACTACTCCAGAACCACCGTTACCATATTTAGTAGAGTTGCCTCCTCCACCATATTCAACTCCTCCTCCTCCACCACCAAGGTTTGTTCCGCCATTACCACCTGCATAACCTGGCGAGTTTGTTCCAAAGTAGCGACCTCCAGAAGTTCCGCCACCACCAAGTCCACCTTGACCCATTACTACTGAAGAATTATTTACTTCAACAGAACCTCCTCCACCGCCTGCATAATAAATTGCAGTTCCTGTAATTGATGATTGAAGTCCATTGCCACCATTACCTCCAGACATAGATGTTGCTGCTTGACCTGCTTGTCCAGCACCACCGCCACCGCCACCGCAAATGCCTACGTATCCTGTGCCTCCTTCATAACCTTGACCAGCGGTTCCTGATCCTGGGCTTGTAGCTACACGCCAAACTCCGCCGCCTGAACCACCGTCAGAAGGAGGAGAACCATTCCGACCAGCTTTTCCTCCACCTAAAGACGTGATTGTTGTTATTCCAGTTCCAGAAATAGATGAACTAATTCCGCTGCTTTGACTTGAAACGTCTGTATCAGAAGTTCCTACACCACCTGCACCTACTGTTATAGTATATGAATTATTAGGAGATAAAGATAAAGCATTTTCTGCGCTTGAGTTTCTTCCAGAAGTTCCAGCAGATGTACGGAAACCACCCGCTCCACCGCCGCCACCATTATCAAAGCCTCCGCCGCCTCCTCCGCCTACAACCAAAAAGTCTGCTGGAATTACGTATACTGGAGTTATGCTATTGCTTGCAGAACTTGATAACGATGTTCCATTTGCATTTGTCGCAGTTGCAGTAAATGTATAGCTAGTTCCATTTGTTAGACCTGTAAAAGTATAAGATGTGTTTGATGTTGTTTGTGTTGTGGTTACTGGATTTGATACAATTGAATATTGTGTAATAGATGAACCACCTGTGGCTCCAGGTGTAATTGTAATAGCAGCTTGTGTATTTCCAGTAGTAGCTGAAATACTTGGAGCAGCAGGAACAGTAGTTGCAGTCACTGCAGTACTTGCAGATGAAGATAAAGATGTTCCAAAATTATTTGTTGCTGTAACTGTGTAGGTATACTGAGTTGATGACTGTAATCCAGTTACGACCAAAGGACTAGAAGATCCAGTTGTCGTATATGAACCAGGAGACGATGTTACAGTAAATGATGTTGGTAGTCCACCATCTGTTCCTACGTTAAATGCTACAGATGCCCGTCCATTATTAAATGCTCTAGATGTTCCAGAGTTTGTTGCAACAACAGATGTTGGAATTCCTGGGTTAATTGGAGTAGCAGCAAACCATCCTTGTGCTGTATACATTTCCATGTAACCTAAATCACCATTATAAAATACGTCTCCAACTGATGGGGATGATGGGCGATCTGATGTGGTTCCTTTTGGAACTCCACCTAAACCAGATGCTCTTAAATCAGCCATTATGCCACCTTCCAACCATATGTGTTACCTGTAAATACAAGGGTATACCATGAGCCATTTACGTCAATGATAAAATTGCCTGCATTTCCATTAATTAATTTATTATTTCTGTTTACTGTTATATTATACGTCGAAGCGTTTCCAGAAGCATCTAGTATTTGAATTTCGTCATTTACTGCTGGGCTTCCTGGCAATGTTAATGTAAGGTCGGAAGCAGAAGTTACAAAATATCTTCTTCCCGCCAATAATCCTGTATCACCTGAAATTGATGATGATATCTCAGTCTTCTTGTTTGCTAGATATCCAGTTATCTCAGACTGAGTATATGTATTAGTTGAATTAAGATTTGTTATTGTTACTACTTCGATAATATCATTTACTGCCGCCGCTGCACCTAATGTAACTGTATTTGAATTTGATGTTGTGTAATCTGTAGTACGCAAAAGAAGGAGGCCGTTAAAGTATACCTGCTCATATCCTTCTATAAAGTTAACTGTTGTAGTAAATACTGTTTGTCCTGCCGTTGCAGTAAATGCCTGACGGCGTACAAGATTTGGATCAAATGAATCTGAAGTAGAATCTGACTCAATCCATATCTGTCCAACTGAAGGAGATGTAGGAGCATCTGCCTGATATTTTGCACCAGTTACTAAATCTGCAAGAGTTGTTGGGGCATATGTTGTGCCAGATGTTGAGTATAATACTTGTCCAGAAGTAGGAGAGGTTGTTGTTCCAGTTCCACCATATTGTGTAGCTAAATTTGTGTGGGAATCAACAGTATGTCCTTCGGCTAATAAAACGCCATTAGCATTAGTTAAACCTGCTATAACAAGTTTATTCTTGACCTTAAAGTCTTTATTTGCCATCTAAGTTCACATTTCCCCTAGTTGTTTGTTATTTAATTATAGCATTGAATTTATTAGAAAGTAATTGTTCCTGTTCCCGCTGTAAACCGATAAACACGATATCCTGAACGAGTTGGTTGATCATATGTTAGTCCATTAGAAACTGTTAATGCTGACTCAGTGTCTGGATATGCAATAATTACTACGCCAGAGCCACCATTGCCACCTGCTTGATCGCCAGCTGATGGACCTGAATAATTTCCTCCTCCGCCACCGCCGCCAGTATTTGCACTACCATTTTGGTTAGAGCTAAATGTTGAGCCACTCATTCCAGCACCACCACCGCCTGAACCGCCAGAAGATGGACCATTTCCTGCACCAGATATTCTACGGCCTCCGCCACCGCCTCCGCCATAATAAGTTGGTGTTCCAGTGATTGAAGATTGAATTCCTATGCCACCATTAAGTCCACTTCCTGCGGCGCCAGCTCCGCCGCCGCCTGCGCCATTTGGATCAGAGCCATTTGCGCCGTTGTTTCCTTGACCAGAAGTTCCCGTTCCTCCAGTTTGATAATTACTGTTACCATTTGTTCCGCTTCCGCCTCCGCCAGAACCACCATTTCTAGTCCATGAAAGTTGTCCCGAAAGTGCTGGGACTGCTGTTGTGTCCCAACCAACAGTTCCACCTCCGCCAATCGCTACATTGGAGCCAAGTACTGAGTTATATCCTGGATATCCAGCCTCTGTATCATTTCCTCCAGTATATCCATATCCACCCCTACCTCCAGCTCCAACTGTAACAGTGATTGAAGTTGCACGTCTGAAAACTGTGCTAGAGCTAGAAATTACTCCACCAGCTCCTCCGCCTCCGCCAATAATAGAAGATCCTCCTCCGCCGCCTGCAACAACTAATATTTCAGAAGTAACTACGGCTAAAGAGGTTATGCTAAATGTTCTTGGAATAGTATTTACTCCATCAGTAGCATTAATTGTAAATGTATATGTTGTATCTGTTGTAATGTTTGGAAGTGTTCCTGAAATAACTCCAGTTGTGGAATTTAAACTAACTCCAGAAGGAAGTGAAGATCCTGATTGCAATGCAAATGTCACTGTGGAATCTGAGTCTGATGCTGATAGTGCTGATAAAGTAATACTTACCCGTTCGTTGAATGTTCCTAAAGAGCCACTTGATGTAACCCATACTGGGCTAGCATTTACATATAATGCATCTGGAATAATTCCAAATAGGTTAGATGGATTTGTAACCTTGATATCATATGGTTCATATTGATTTGATAGCCCTGTAAATGTTGCTGTCAACTGAACTAAAGAATTGTACACCGTAGAATTAGCGTTTATCTGAGCTCCGTTAGAACCAATTGCAGTTGCAAATGCGCCATTTACAAAATTAGTTCCATAAATGGTAATAACACCTGAATCTGTTGCTTCTGAATAATTTCCAGAAATAGATGATACTCCTGGGACTTCTTGGACAATATTTTCCCAGGATTCCGAAGCTGTATAAAGCTCTAATCTTTGAGATTCTCCATTTGAATATAATTGACCAGTTCCTGGATTTGCAGGACGACCTGCATTATCTCCAAAAGGAATTCCGCTAGAACTTGATGATCTAATTACCATTATAAAAATCTCCATCCATAACTTGAGCCAGTATAAACAAGTGTATGTACTGCACCGTTTACGTCCATAATAGCATCTTGTACCGTACCATTAATTTTACCATCATTTGAATCTATTGTAATATTGTTTGTGCCCGCCGAATTTGATGCATCATAAATTGTTACCTTGTCACCCAGGCTTGGAGATGCTGGCAATGTCAGCGTTCTAGCAGCAGATGTATTAACAAAGTATTCGCTGCCTGCAACCATAGTAATATTTGAAGATACTGCCTGTGCTATAGTTTCTGGAACAGGCAGGGCGGTAGCCAGAGTCTTCCACTCTGTTCCATCCCATACATTAATAGTATTAGCCATTATGCTCCACCTCAATTCTAGTCAATATTCCAGAATCAAATATGTTTTCTATGCTTATTAAATTTAATCCATCGGTCTCAAAATCTCCATGTGTGAAGCTTGCAACAACTCTAGGGTCTAAATTTATAACACTTGATATAGCAACAGTGTATTCTAATGTAGCTCCGTCTTCAGAAGGTATATTTAAAATAGACTTAATTCCTGAATGCCATTCATTAAACTCTTCTATGCTGTTAAATAGTATGTACATTAAACACCCCACTTAGCTGTAAAATATGCTTCTACAGTTGTAACGTTAACGCTAGCACTATTATATATTAAAATTTCTGCTATTTCGCCTTTTGCTAAGTAGCCAGTATCTCCAGGCATATAGGCTCCAATTGTTTTAATAGGTGCTGTAGGGACAAATCCAGATCTGTTAAATGAACCCATACTACCTTTATTCCATCTTAAGGTTCCGTCTGAAGTTCCTGACCATACCAAGGACGTTTGTCTCCATACATTATTTTCTGACACATCTAATATATTGCTTCCTGCAAGCATTGACGCTTGAGCCGTTTTATCAACATTTAGCCTGTAGTTATTTTTTTGAACATACCATGACACTCCGCCGTCGTCAGATCCAATTATTGAAGATCCTGAAATTGAGTTAAGAAAATTAGATTTAACTACTGCAAAAATGGCGAAGTTATTTGCTAAAGTAGTTGTATTTGCAATATTTAACATATCATTTGTTCCGTCAAATAGCATTGTATTTTTTCCATTTAGACCTGAAGAAACAATTGTTGGCTGATAAGACGAAGTACTTTGTGTGGCATGTTTTGCATTTCCACTTTTATCATTTAGTTGTGTAATATTAGATCCACTAAGCGTTATTGTAGATGCATCACTTGAATCATACCAGGCAAAAAGATTTGTTAACGGTGGTTGCAATTCTATAGGAGTTACTGAGCTACTTGCAGAGCTTGCTAAAGAAGATCCATTGGCATTTGTTGCAACTGCTGTAAATGTGTATGCTGTCCCATTTGTTAATCCTGTAACAGTAATTGGGCTTGATGAGCCAGTTGCTGTAATATTTCCAGGACTTGATGTAACTGTATATCCCGTAATGCTTGAACCACCTGTAGCATTTGCAGAAAAGGCCACTGATGCCTGAGTGCTAGAAACACTTACTGAGGATATAGAAGGAGCTTGTGGAACTGTAGTTGCTGTGACAGATGAACTTGAAGAACTTGCAACAGAAGACCCATAGTTATTAGAAGAAACTATACTATATGTATATGCTGTATTTGACTGTAATCCTGTTATAGATATTGGTGAAGATGATCCAGATGCAGTATATGAACCAGGTGACGAAGTAACTATATATGCTTTAGCCGCTATTGTTCCAGGAGTAAATGATATTGAGGCAGATCCATTATTGTATGCCCGCCCTGAAGATATATTTGTTGCTGAAACACTAGAAACTACAGATGGAACAACGCCAACTTGTTGCCAATTACCAGACTCATAAAGCTCAATAAAACCTGTTTGTGTGTTTGCATAGGTATCTCCATTTGCAGGAGAAGCAGGACGTGAGGCAGTATTGCCTCTTCCAACATGTCCATTTGATGCTGTAGCATGTGAAGAAATTGCAGCATTTACTTCAGAGTCTGAAGATAAGTTTGATGATGAGGAAAATGCGCTTCCAAGGTCTCTGGCTCTAGACATATATTATGTTGCTGGATAGTAAATAATAACTATTCCAGATCCTCCATTGCCTCCAGCTGCTGGTGAGCCTCCAACTCCTGCTCCTCCGCCTCCTGTATTAGATCCACCAGGAATTGTAGAACCAGAAGTATTAATAGACCCTGTTCCTCCAGAAGTTCCGCCGCCTCCTAGACCGCCAACTGCTCCGTTTCCACCTGAATTCCATCCTCCAGCGCCACCACCTGCATAATAATTATTGTTTCCGCCTAATGCTGTCGTCCACTGAAATCCGTTTCCACCTGCGCCTGGAAACCAAGTCGAAGAGTTTGTGCTTACGCCATAGTTTCCAGTAGCTTTAAATCCATTTTGTCTAGCACCAGCTCCGCCGTGACCAGCCATGTTACCATCTGTAGATCCATTATAATCATTATATGCTCCACCTGCATAACCATTAACTGTTAATCCACCTATAGTTACTGTTCCAGCATTACCAATACTTGAGTTTCCATTACCTCCAGATTGTCCATTTCCGCCTCCGCCGCCGTTTGCAAATGTTCCACCTGTTGGGGCGGAAGATTGATATCCTGCTCCAGGACCTCCGCCAACACAATTTTGTGAAAATACTGAAGTTGTACCACCAATAGTTGCATTTCCTGATGAGTTATTTGTTCCGCCTGCTCCAGCTGCTCCAATTGTTACTGTATATCCAGTTCCAGATACTGCTGACTGGCCAGTTATTAATCTAACAAATCCACCGCCGCCGCCGCCGCCGCCATTGTTTCCCCCACCTCCGCCAGCGCCAACTGCTAATGCTGATGTTGTAAAGTTTGAAGACGGGGTAAACGTTCCAGATGATGTAAATGTATGATAAAAATTACCACTTGATAATGTTATTGTTCCTCCTGTTGCTTTAGGCGCAACTGGAGTAAAAGAATTACTTGCAGAACTTGCATTTGAAGTTCCATTTGTATTAATTGCTTTTATTCTAATTGTTTGAGATGTTCCGTTTGTTAAACCAGTAATTGTTAATGGGCTTGTTGTTTGAGATGGAGACAAAGTGGTGTAGGTGTTGCCGTCTGTAGAATAAGAATAATTGGTTATCGCAGATCCTCCAGATTCTGGTGCAGTAAATGTAACTGTTGCAGTTCCCGAAGTACCTGTTGCTGTAGCTGTACCAATAGTTGGTGAGTCTGGAACTGTAGTAGCAACAACTGAATTTGATGCTATTGCAGAAGCAGTTGAGCTATAACTGTTTTGTGCAGATACAGAAAAAGTGTAAGATACTCCAGCGGTTAATCCAGTGACTGTGATTGGTGAAGAAGATCCTGCTGCTTGAACAGCTCCTGGAGATGAAGTAACAACATATGAAGATGCAATTCCTCCTACTTCTCCAGCGGTAAATGTTATTGTAGCTGCTCCATTATTATATGATCTTGCAGATCCAACATTTGTAGCAGATCCGATTGAAGGTGCAGCAGGTGGAGCAGAATTTGAAATCCAGCCATTTGCCGTATAAATTTCTTGTACTCCAAGAGTTCCATTATTAAATGTTTGTCCAATTGATGGGGATGCTGGCCTATCTGCTGTTTCACCAAAGGGTGTGCCACCCATTCCAGACAATCTTAAATCGGCCATTATGCTACCTTCCATCCAACTGTTGAACCAGTATATAGTAAAGTTACCCAAGCGTTATCTTGATCAATAATGAGATTTCCAGCATTATTATCAATATCATTTCCGTTACGGACTATAGTTATATTATACGTTGAACTGTTTCCAGAAGCATCTACAATCTGAATTTCGTCATTTAATGAGGGTGAAACTGGAAGTGTTAATGTTAATGCAGATGAAGATGTTACATAATATCTGGTTCCCGCCAAAAGATTAGTATTTGCAGATATTGAAAGGTACGGACTTGGGTTATATGAGTTGAGATTAGTTATAGCTAATATCTCTATAAGGTCATTTGCTGCAGCCGCCGCTGTTAATGTTACTGTACTTCCAGAAACTGAATAGTCTGTAGTTCTCTGCAAAAGTACGCCATTAAAATAAACTTGTTCAAATCCTTCAACAAATGCATTTGAGGCGGTATATGCAGTTTGTCCAGCAGTTGATACTATTGTAGTTCTGCTAATAATATTAGGGTCAAAAGATTGTGTTGTTGCCGCTGTATTAATCCATACCTGCCCAGTTACTGGGCTAGATGGTGCGGTAGAAGAATATGTAATTTCATTTGGAACAGCTGCCCAAACTGGGCTGGTTCCATTAGAAGAAAGCATCTTTCCATTTGCTGAATCTTGAGACGGCAGTAAAGAATTTATGGTATTAGTAGTAGAGGTTTGTCCAGTTCCGCCCATAGAAACAGGCAGGGGTGATTGGATATCTAACCCATTTTTTACTTTAAAATCTTTATTGGCCATTAGAAGGTTATACTCCCTGATGCTGTAAATTTGTAGTACTTGTATCCGCCAGTATTATAAAATGATCCATTGTGAGTTGCTGTTGTTAAGGAATCTGCTGTTCTAATTATTACAATTCCAGATCCTCCATTTCCAGAAGATGCGCTTTGATATCCTCCGCCTCCGCCTGATCCAGAACCAGTATTTGCAGATGCTGAAGATGAATTCATTGCATTTCTAGTTGCTCCATTAGTTGCTCCGCCACCGCCGCCAGTAGAGCCAGCATCTGTTCCATCTCTACCTCCGCCACCTCCGCCTGCGTATGAACCGCTTACACCAGAAGATGTTGCTGAAGCCCATACTGAATATGCATTTGTTGCTGCGCCACCATTTCCTGGAAGACCAGAACTATCGCTAGGAGAACCAGCTGCTGCAGCGCCTCCGCCGCCACCGCCATTTCCTCCAGTAGTGCTAGATTGACCTCCGTTATACCCTTGTCTTGGAGGACCAGCAACACCTAATCCAGATTGAGCTATACCAGAGGCTCCTCCACCGCCAGAACCTCCGTCAAAAGCTGCAACGCCCCCTCTATTCTCACCATGTCTGCCACCGCCACCGCCTGTTGTGACAATAGAAGTTGTTGATCCAACTATTGATGAATTTGTTCCATTAGATGCTGATGTTGCAGTTGCAAAATATCCAGCTCCAGCACCTCCGCCACCTATTGTTATTGTTAAAGCTTCTGCAATTGGAACTAAATATGAATTATACAAAACTCCTCCAGCGCCGCCTCCGCCTCCTGCATATCCGCCACCTGCTCCTCCTCCTGCAATAACCAAATACTCAATTGAAGTTCCATTTGTAGGAGTAGCTGAGCTACTTGCAGAACTTGCTGCAGAGGTTCCATTTGCGTTTGTTGCAGTTGCTGTAAATGTGTATGAAGTATTGTTGGTTAAACCCGTTACAACAAGTGGACTTGATGATCCAGTTGCTGTTAAGTTTCCTGGGCTAGATGTTACTGTATATCCTGTAATAGATGAACCACCAGTAGCATTTGCAGAAAACGCCACAGATACCTGTGCATTTCCTCCTGTTACGGATGTAATACTCGGAGCTTGTGGAACTGTAGTTGCAGTAACTGCGCTACTCGCAGATGATGCAGAAGATGTTCCAATTGGTCCAGTTGCTGTAACTGCGTAAGTATATGCTGTATTTGATTGCAAACCAGTAACTACGATAGGACTAGATGAACCTGTATTTGTATATGATCCTGGTGTTGAAGTAACTGTAAATGATGTTGCTTTTCCGCCGCTTGTTGCTGGGGTAAATGCTACTGAAGCTTGCCCGTTATTAAATGCTCGTGATGAAG